TATGTGATTAACTCTAGTCGGGAAGTTTTCTTATGTATTCAACAAGGGAAAAATGCCGACGGGTCAGCTAAAAATTCCTTTGTTGAACCTACATCAACACTAGCAAATCAAGAACCAAAGACCTTCGAAACAGGTGACGGATATCTTTGGAGATATATGTACAAGATGAGTAACCTTGCTTATGGTACATTCAGAACAAAAACTTATACACCAGTAAAACAAGTCACCAATCGAGCAACGACAATACCTGAAGAGATTTCTCAGATTGGTCTTCAAGACAGTTCAGTGCCTGGCCAGATTCTCAGCATCGCGATCGATAGTGGGGGTGTGAATTATACCAGCCCTACTATTACAATAAGCGGCAATGGTTCGGGTGCCCAGTTCCTCGCTGAGGTATTCGATAACAAGATTGTAAATGTTCGATGTGATTCAAACGGTCTTGGCAACTTCTTACATGGTACAAATTATGACTATGCACAAGTTGCTGTAACGGATCCAGGTGGTGGGTCAGGCGCTAAGTTAAGAGCAGTCATCTCTACACGAGATGGTGTGAACAAAGACCCTGTTTCTACTTTAAAATGTCGAGAGATAATGTTACAGACAGACTTTATTGGTACAGAAGAAAACACCATTGTTGCGAACGGAACAGACTTTCGTCAAGTTGGTGTAATCAAAGGGTTAGAAAAATACACTAATGATTCTGACTTTACAGGGAATACTGGCAAAGTCACAAAGATTCTCACTTTAGGGTCAATTCAGGCGCCAGAGTCTTGGATCGACAACGATACATTCAGCAATGCTTTACAGACAGTAACAGCAAAAGTTTTCGACCTTGATGGCACGACGCTTTACTATTATCAAGATGAAGAGACTGGATTTGAAAATTTTTCACTTAATGAAAGCATTATTAATACAGCAGGTGGCACCGCTAGTATAGTTAATATAGTAAATCCAGATGTTGATGCCTATTCAGGTGATATTTTATACATAAATACACTCGCTAGTGCAGTCGAACGCAGCGCGGAACAAACCGAAGACATTCGAATAGTTATTCAGTTAGGATAAAAAATGGCGAACCAATTTACTTCCAGTACATTATCAGGCAATTATAACGACGATTATAATGAGGCTGATAACTATCATCAAATACTGTTCAATAACGGGAGAGCGTTACAAGCTCGCGAGTTGACACAACTCCAGACAATATTGCACAATGAGTTGGCACGACTTGGGAAGAATGTTTTCAAAGAAGGTGCAATAGTGTCTTCTGGCGGACATGCTGTCAATGCTGATTATGAATGGATTAAAGTCTCTGCTACGAATGCAGGTGGCGCGTTTGCTGATATCCCAGTGGGTACGGTATTTAAAAATCCTCTCACCAATGTCGAAGCACGAGTGCTCGAAGTTAAAGCGCGAGACGGAAGTGATTTTATACTCAATACTTTATATGTACAATACATAAGCAGTGGTTCTGCTACGATTGGTGCTACAACCACGCGATTTGGTGATGGAGAAACTCTCTATGACCAGTCTGGTGGTGGGTATCAATTAATTACTGAAACGCCTTCCGCAACAGGGCAAGGTGTTAAGTTCACTGTTGGTGAAGGTGATTTTTTTGTTTTAGGTCATTTTGTACATACGGTAGAACAATCGATCATATTGTCGCCATACTCTTCGATTGCTAATGCTACAGTTGGTTTTAAAGTTGTCCAAGATGTTGTTACAGTAAATGATACAACATCATTATACGATAATGCTAATGGTATTGTCAACAATGCTTCTCCAGGCGCTGATCGATATCGTATAAGTCTTCAATTGACAACCCAAGATAAACTCACTGACGCAGACACTTTTGTGTTTCTTGCTACGGTCGAGAACTCTACCATCGTAGAACAAATAGAAGAATCAGACGCTTACAATAAAATCGAAGAAATGATTGCGATGAGGACTCACGAAGAGTCTGGGAACTACATTGTAAACCCATTCGTTGTCAATGTACAAGACGCGGTAGCCGGTGATTCGAGCCTCGAACTTATTGTGTCACCTGGTTTAGCATACATTAATGGATACCGTGTTGATAAATCATCTACAACAAAACTTCTGATTCCAAGACCACAACAAACAGAAACAGTTGTAAACGATGTTGTTCCTGTTACCTATGGTAACTATTTTATTGCGGACAGCAACAGAGGTCTACCAGATCTTGATGCGTCACAAGTAAACTTATACAACGATTTTGCAGCAGCAGGAACAGCGATTGGCACAGCACGAATTCGAGCAGTAGAAAAAGACGGTGTTAACAACCGTGTCTATGTGTTCGATGTTAATGTCGACTCAGATCAAAGTTTGCGTGACGCAAAGAGTGTTGGTACTGGTGTTACAGATCATTTTAACTTAGTACGAGAAGCAGCCGGCGCAAAATTGTATGGCGTTATCGATAACGATCTACTGTTTCCTACTTCTCGACCTCGCCCCGAATCGTTTTCAGATATTACGCTCACAAAGCAGATTCATGAAGGCGGTTGCCAGGCAAATGTTAGTGGAGTAATCACATTACAGACACTCCCCGTAGGTCAAGCATACACAGATACCTCTCTTTGGATCGTATCATCTGACAGTGCGGTGTCAGCAATTGCTCACACAGTAGCAACTCCTACAAACAGTGGTCGCGACGTACAGATTTCTGGGCTTGTAAATGCCGCTACATACGAGGTTCTTTCGTATGTACAGAAGACTGCGACTCACAAAGCAAAGACGCTTACTTCTGCCACCGAAACACTTGCGAAGCAATATGATAGCGCTAATGGCGTGAGTTACTATGAGTTTACAGTACCAGATATTTATGAAGTCGACTCCGCAAGAGAAGGCACCTCTTCCGGTATTGATATGTTACCTCGTTTGTTACTTGACGATGGCCAACGTGATAACTATTACGCAAAAGGTCGTTTGATTATTAATGCCGCAGACAGTGCACCTGCTAGTTTGTATGTTAACTATCAACATTTTGCAAGAAGCGCAGGTGGTGATTTCTACGACGCGACTTCTTACGGTAATGTTCCTGTCGCATATAGAGACATCCCGAATCACACTCTCAAAGATGGAACTCTTGTCAATCTGCGAAACTATGTTGACTTCCGACCAGACGAGACTTCATTCGGCACAGCATCCGATATCTTTGACCTGCCTCGAAACGGGACTAACATAACTGCTGATATAAACTATTACTTACCACGGGCAGATAAACTTCTCCTTACTCAAGAAGGTGAAGTTCAGTTGCTTCTTGGCCAGCAGGCATCAAACCCACAGTACAAAGCAACGCCTGACAATGCACTTGAACTTTATAAGATTCTTCTTAACGCAAACACGCTTGACGAGAATGACCTACAGTCAACTCCTATTGAGCACAAGCATTACACAATGTCAGACATCGCAAAGATCGAAGCAAAGTTAGATGATCTTGAAGAGTACACAACACTCAATATACTTGAACTTGAACAGAAACTTAACGCAGCACTCGACAGTGATGGTAACGAACGCACCGAGAGTGGATCACAGGTTGATGACTTCGGGGATCAGACAGGTGGTGATACAAACAACGACGACTATTCTGCTTCGATGGATCCAGAAAGCAAGTTGATTCGACCTATGACCGACGAAGATAATATTCGTCTTGTAGTCGATGCTACACTTTCTTCTAACATTGTTAAGAAAGGTGATAATGTATATGTCGCGTATGATTCTGAACAATGGGCATACCAGTCTCTTGCTTCTAGATCTCTCAAGGTCAATCCTTTTGGTCTTGTCGATAATGTCGGTGTTATCAAATTATCTCCAACATCAGACGAGTGGAAAGATTCTAAAGAAGAAGCCGAAAAGGCAATCGCTGGATCCAATCGTTTAGCTAAGAAACAAGCGTTTCTCTGGAATAACTGGATGTGGAACTGGTTCGGTCGAAGCCCCGAAGATGTTGATCTGAGCAAAGCGAATCAATTTAACTCAAGAAATGTTCGAGGTAGAGTAGCATACGAGTTACGAGAGCAATATGCATCAACTTACACGTCTCTACCCAGATACGGTAATGGTGGTCGATTCGTTTCTCGGGTTGTTCCATCAGACACTCTGCGTGAAGTAGTAGGTAAGCGAATTATCGATCTTGCCTTGATCCCATGGATTCGTTCACGAAAGATCTATTTCCATGCGAAAGGGTTGAGACCTAACACCAAGTTCACACCTTTCTTTGATGGTGATAAAGTGACTGAGTGGTGTCGTGAAGAGGCGGCTTTCTTACAGTACTCTGATCGTACTGACGATAACGGTAACCAGGATACACACCAAGCGATTACCGCTCACCCTAGTGGTTCTTCTGATCTCATATCAGACGAGAATGGTGAGATAATTGGATCGTTCTTTATCCCTAACATCCGACCTTCATACAATGTGAACCGTGTCAATGCTCCCAGAAAAATGAAATTGGCGGGTCAAAGATTTAGATCTGGTATTCGAGAGTTTAAACTTCTTGATATTGACACGAATGATTGGGCTGCGGCAGGAAGCAAAGCATTTGCTCACTATGTCGCACGAGGTGCTTTGTGGAATCATTGGGGTAATATAATCACGACAAGACCTTCACAGTATTGGTGGCCTCTGTCGCACTTAAATAACAAACCTCAGGCGTTTAGTTCAAAAGAACTACAGAACGCCCTCAACCAGATTCGATCTGCTGATGTCAACTTGGTTGATCCTAAGTTAGCAGGTAAATATGGTACTGGATCTGCGGCACTCTCTGTTGCGGCCCTGAACGGTCTCGATGCTACGGGTCAGATGTCTCAGGTTCTTTCTGATTACGTTGATGTTGATCAGAACCAGTTTGCGTCAAACATTGTTTCAACGATGACTGCTCCTCAGAACCCTCTTGCTCAGACATTCTATGTCGACAATCAGTTTGGGGTTGTTCTGACAAACATTAACTTATATTTCAGAACGAAAGATACTGGTAATCTTCCTGTCTCTATTCACTTGAGACCTATGGTTAACGGGCGACCTTCGAGTAACGAGATTGTTCCTGACTCGCATGTGTTCTTAAACCCAAGCGAGGTGACTGCTGTAGGGGCGAATCCAACTTTAACAGTCATTCAACAAGCGCCAACAGTTTTCTCGTTTGATGAACCGATCTATCTTAAACCATGGACACACTATGCGGTAGTCGTGACTTCACAGTCTACTGAATATGAAGTGTTTAGTGCGAAGACTCAAGAACCTGTGTTTGGTTCTACTACGAAGATTGTGACAACTCAACCCGCTCCTGGTTCTTTGTTCTTGCCTCAGAATGGTATGTTCTGGCTCGAAACCAAAGATCAAGACCTGATGTATAAAATCAATCGGGCGAAGTTCGATCTTGGAGGCGGCAGTTTAATTCTGAAGAACGCAAGATTATCTGACAAGTTACTCAGTTCTAATCCTATTCAGACATACAGTGGCACAAGAAAGATCTATGTGAATCACAAGTGTCATGGGTTGGAACCTGGTGATACCGCATTCATTGATAGCGCAGAAGATATTGCGGGAATCGATGCGAACTCTTGGCTCAATGCGGCACACACAGTTGATTCTGTTGATGTTGGCGGATATACCTTCACTTACGATAGTTCACAAGCCGTTGCTACATCATCATCGATCGGTGGTGGAGATAAAGTTCTCTCTCGTCGAAATGCTGTGTTTAATGTTTTGAATCCATATGTTGAGTCAATCATTCCCAACAACACCTCGTTAGATGTTTCTGCCAAGTTTACTGAAGGCAAAAATATTTCTAGCACAAGGATCAATGCTGCTGGGCGGTGGTCTCAAGACGATGAGTACTCGCGCATCACACTTAAACAGAATGTTGATTTTCAGACTCCGAAGGGGATCTACAATTACTCTGCTCAAGAAACAAATCTTGGTGCTGGGGTTGCTTCGACATATATCAAAGTAGATATGAAGACAGCAAACGACTATGTATCACCAGTCATTGATCTTCAGAGATCGTCGCTTGTTCTTGTAGGATACTGCCAAGATAACCCAGATGTGACACCTCACATTAACGCGGTTGACGAGACACAACCTACAGGCGGCACAACTGGATCTAAGCACATCACTTCTCCAGTGATCTTAGAATTAGATGCGGTAGGTATTGAAACGAAAGCACTGGTAAATATCCCTGATGGGGCAGATGTTGTGATGTATTATCGCACAGCGACCACAGACGAAAATATTTACAATAAATACTGGATACAACAACCTACTGTGAATATGATCCCATCTGACAATGGTCCTTCGTTTAGAGATGTTACATGGCTTGCGGGTGGTCAAGGTGGAACTCTGAACCCTTTCAATCAAGTACAAACGAAGTTTGTTCTGAAAGGTACTGATCTGCCAGCAACAATTCGAAATCTGAGATTTAGATACTTGGCAGTATAATGAGCAAGTATGTGCCAGTGAAAGGCTACTCTGGCTTAGTTCGTGACACGCAGTCCAACGCTTTAATTAATGTTGATACTGCGGAGATCGAGCAAGCCAGACAACGCAAAAGATTACGGATTGAGAAACGAAAAGAAGAGTCTGACCTAAAGACTAGAGTTGAAAATGTAGAAAATACTTTAACCGAAATAAAAACTCTGTTGAGAACTCTGCTTGACAATTCTTATAAATAAGATATAATTGTATTCGCATTGTCGAGATTTTAATGTCATTACGACCCATCAAATTTACAAATGAAGGTGCTTTTAGGGAGTTACTAACTTCTGAAGAAGACTACCTAGCCTATAAAGCGGGTCTTCATTTAAGCAAGATGGATATCAATGATCTGTCGGCGATATCAACAAATACGCAAGCAGAACTTGTAGGATCTTTTGAAAACACTTTCTATACATCTGGTGTTGGCTCCGTTGCTGGCGAAACAATATCCCGAACTTATAATGTAACACACACTTCGGATCCGAGTGGTTCAACACACACCACAACTTTCGGTTCAATAACTAATCTACCTTCTGTTGTTTATGTTGGCGATACTATTCAGATTACGATTTCTGGTACTGCGACAAGCACTGGTACAGGATTCGCAGAGATTGAATATCAGTTAGGCGTTTTAGGTGATGAGGTTGGTTCTGTTTCGGTCACTGCTACACCAACAGCAACCAACATCACTGGTCTTCAAACAACTTGGGAAGACTTTGGCACTCAAGCATTATCCGGTTCCTATTCGACAACGTTTTCGTTTACAGTAACGACCGTTGGCATTCTTAACATTACTCTTAATGCCACTTCAACGGATCCAAATAATTCAATAGCAGGTTCGTTTGATGATGAAGACTTGCCATCTATTCAAATTCAGGCACAGACAAGACCAAACACTTCTAGCGTAGTTTATCAACTCTATCAGAACAACGCTGATGTGTCCGCAATTGATGAACAACACCCATCGATCATAAATCCCGTTTATTGGGATCGTACCGCATCACCTGCGGGTCTCAAAGAGATGAACGATACCGAACTCGACACGGTCATTGAAAATCTGTTACGCAAAATATTCTCTAGTGACTTGCCAGGGCAGTATCGACTTGCGGCTGAGGCACCGAGTGAACATTGGTCAGAATTTATTGCTGATGTATTCTTTGACACACGAGGTGATAACTCACAGATAAACTATTCTATCTGGGTCAAGTCGTCAAGTGTAGTACCAACCCCTGTTAAAATAGTCGCTCCTGTTCGTATCCCTTTAACCAACCAGTTCGGAGGATTTAGAGAACTTAGTGGTCCTCAGTTAGAGTACACTTTTGGCGAAAAGATGAAGCGAACAATCCAGACTACTGGGATTGGTAAGTATCAACTTCGATCTTCTGAACAGGGTGCTCCGACTGATACTGGTGTGTGGGAAGCACGTGGCAATGCGGTCGATACAAACTTGACATATCAAGAAACAACGGCTTACCTCGACATCCAACGTTACGGTAATGACTATGTCAGTAGTTATGATGGCATCTTTACGACAGATTATCTTGAGAGTTATAATACGCAAGTAAATCCTTCTGCGGGATACGAAGAAGATTATACTGGCGTATCTGAAGAAAGATATACAGGCAACTACACTCAAACGTATGCTACGACTACGAACTACAATAACGAATCAGTTGTATCGTACTCAGATATTACGGAGAATTATGTAAGCGGATACCAAACTGATTTCACTGGTACATATGAAGGTGATTTTCAGTCGAATTATATAAGCCTTTACCTGTCAAATTACGAGAGTGATACAAGTGAAGATTATACTGACACCATTTACGCTGGCGACTATATCTCAGATTATGAGAACACTTACCTTAGTGATTATACAGTTAGTTTTGAAACATCCTACATTACAGATGATTATCTAGGTGATTACGCTACCGAGTATGCTGGTGATGTTCTCGAACCTTATGAAGGCATGTATGAAGGTGCTGACGCAGAAAATTATATAGGTAATATTCCTACTGAGTACACTGGTGATTACATAACATCTTTTGAAGGAGTTTATTCTAGTGTTTATGTCGGTAACTATGATGTAGGTACATACGAAGTTTATTCCGTTGATGTTTTAACCTACGAAGTCGAATATACGATTAGCACTGAAGTATTGTATGAAGCGGAATATACTCAATCGACTTATGCGGTATTCGAAAATTATATCGAAAATTCGTATGAAGGAGATGAATTTTCTGAAGTTTATATTTCAGATTCCTATGAAGGCAACCTTTTTGTCAATTACACTCGCTTCGAAAGTTTCATATCGGACGTAGCAGGTCAGGGTGGTATTGTTGGAGAATTTCAAAACATTGATCAGGGCGAATTCACCACGGATTACTTGCGCGGTTATGATGGACCGCCTAATGATAGCTACGACGGCTATACCGGATATCTCAATCAAGGGGTGATTGGGCAAAACACCTTCACCACATCTTTCACTGGTGATTACACCTCTGAAGATACGAACGATTACTTTCGTGATTATACGAGTTCCTATACAGGGGTGTTTCGAAGTTCACTCAGTTTCACCGGTACCACCGGAGGTACCGCCTACAATAGCCCTCTGGGTGCCTATGTCGGTGGGACTGAAGTCAGTTACAGCTCGCAAACTGGACCTATCACTGGCACAGCAGATTATTCAACAAATACATACATTGGTCCTTCCAATTCCTATGTAGCAGCATCGGATGAATCACAGTATGACGAAGATAATTACTATTTTCAGATTACAACCGTTAATATCGGCAGCGGGGAACCGGATGACTATTCCATTGAAATTGTATGGAATGGTATTGAGGTCTATAGTCTGCTCACCGCACCGGATACTGACGGGACTTTTCGAGGATCTGACGGTGCTTTTTATTCAAGGAGTGGGGCTGCACAATATACTTCTGGCGCCACATCAAAATATACGGTTAACAGAGCAGGCACCACAGATTACGTTAGCTATCCCGAAACTACTTACTCCGGGGTATATTTAAGTGCCGACTATATAAGGGATTACACTGCGGAATATACCAGTAGTTACTACAGAGATTATATTCGGAACGATGATTATCAGACATATGTTCGTTCTTATGAACATGAAACGCATTATCAGAATGAATTCA